TGGCTTGGCCATGTGATATCCTGTCCGCGAATTCAGCCACGGGGGTCAGATGGCAGCGGCAACAGGAGTCAGGACAGGAGTTGGCCCGGCACCAGGCGATGTGGCGGCGGGCAGCGGCCTTCGCATCGCGCAGCGCCAGATCGGCGACCTTGTGCCCTATGCCCGCAATGCCCGCACCCACAGCCCGGGCCAGGTGGCGCTGATCGCCGGCTCGATCCGCGAGTTCGGCTTCACCAACCCGGTCCTCGTCGATGGCGCGAACGGCATCATCGCCGGCCATGGCCGGGTCATGGCGGCGCGGCAGCTTGGGCTGGAGACGGTGCCGGTGATCGAACTCGCGCATCTGACAGAGGCGCAGAAGCGGGCCTATGTGCTGGCCGACAACCGGCTGGCGGAAGCGGCGGGCTGGGACCGGGACCTCCTGGCGATCGAAGTGGCCGATCTCTCCACCCTCGGGGTCGACCTTGCCGGGCTCGGCTTCGACGCCGGCGAGATCGACGCGCTGCTGCATCGCGGCGACGGGCAACCCGAGGAGGATGCTGTTCCCGAGGTACCCGACGATCCGGTCTCGTGCCGCGGGGATCTCTGGCTGCTCGGCGGACATCGCCTGCTCTGTGGCGATGCCACCGACCGGGAAGCGGTGGGGCGGCTGCTCGCGGGCGTCCGCCCTGAGCTGATGGTGACCGATCCGCCCTACGGCGTGATGTACGACCCGGACTGGCGCAACCGCGCGAGGGCCTCCCGGACAAGCCGCGTGGGCAAGGTTCTCAACGATCACCGTGCAGACTGGCGCGAGGCCTGGGCGCTCTTTCCCGGTGATGTCGCCTATGTCTGGCATGGGGCGCTGCATGCCGGTACCGTGGCCGAGAGCCTCACTGCCTGCGGATTCTCGATCCGCAGCCAGATCATCTGGGCCAAGGAGCGGCTGGTGCTGAGCCGCGGCGATTATCACTGGCAGCACGAACCCTGCTGGTATGCGGTGCGCGACAAGGCCACCGGTCACTGGGCGGGAGACCGCAGGCAGACCACGCTGTGGTCGATCGCCAGCCGCGACCAGGATGCGGCGACCGTGCATGGCACCCAGAAGCCGGTCGAATGCATGCGCCGGCCGATCCTCAACAACTCCTCCCCCGGCCAGGCGATCTACGAGCCTTTCTCGGGATCGGGAACCACGCTCATCGCCGCCGAGACCACCGGACGCAGCGCCTGCGCGCTCGAGCTTGACCCGGGCTATGTCGATGTCGCGATCCGGCGCTGGCAGCAGTTCACCGGCGCGCAGGCGCGCCTCGAGAGCACCGGAGCAACCTTCGATGAGGTGGCCCGGCAACGTGAAGGAGAGCCGACGTGACGGAAAAACCCCAGCCCCTCTGGCAGGACATTCTCGAATTCATGCTGGCCACCTGGTCCATTGCCTATTTGACGACAAGCCTTCTGCAATCCTGCGGCCTCCTGTCCTCGTCTCTTGGCGCAACATTGGCGCCTTATGGCGCCAGCGGTGCCCTGAGCCTGGTGATCCTCGGACATCGGCGGTACAGAGCGCGGCGGCGTGCTTCCAGGGAGGCCGACAGATGAGCGGTCGCCCGGCAATCACGCTGTCGGCGGCGCAGAAGACCGAGGTCGAGACCCTGGCGGCGGTGCTGTCGACCGAGCAGATCGCGGATTACTTCGGCATCGGCCGGCGGACCTTCTATGCCATGATGGCGCGCGACGAGGAAATTGCCGCACGCTACAAAAAAGGCAAATCGCGGGCCATCGGCGCGATCGCCCAGGGCCTGATCGCCAAGGCGCGCGGCGGCGACACGGCCTCGATGATCTTCTATCTCAAGACCCAGGCCGGCTGGCGCGAGACCGCAGGCATCGCCCATTCGATCGGCACCGCGGAACCGCTTCCCGCCGACGCCGCCTTCGCGCGGCTCGCCCGCCGCCTCGAGGTCACCGCGGCCCGGATCGACCCGCACGGCAGCGGGAGGGGGGCGGCGCCGGCCCTGGTCCCGGGATCGGTGCCCGTCGGGGACGGCAGCTGATGCGCGGGCGCAAGCCGAAACCCACGGCCGTGCGGCGTCGCGACGGCAATCCCGGCAAGCGCGGCTTCAACCATGCCGAGCCGGTCCCGCCCGAGGGGCTGCCGGACTGTCCCGAGCATCTCTCGGAGGCCGCCCGGGAAGAATGGCACCGGCTGGCTGGGCCGCTCCATGCCATGGGCGTGGTGACGTTGGCGGACCGCGGCGCTCTGGCTGCCTATTGCCAGGCCTGGGGGCGCTGGGTCGAGGCGGAAGAAAAGCTCAGGCAGACGCCGGTGATGTTGAAGACCCCGTCCGGCTACGTCCAGCAGTCGCCGTGGCTGTCGGTGGCCAACAAGCAGCTGGAACTGATGGGGCGCTACATGGCCGAGCTCGGCCTGACCCCGGCATCGCGCTCGCGGGTGCGGGTGCCGGACCCGGATCCGGAGCCGACGGAAGTGGTCATCCTGCGCTACAGCTTCGAGCCGGCCGACGGAGCATCTGCTGCCGCGGAAGCAGACGGCCGGGTGCCGGTGGCGGAATTCAAGCTGATCGGGAATTCCTGATCCGGATCAACGCAATAGCGCTTCACTGCCAGCCCCCGTCCGATGTACGGTTCTGCGCAACGAACGTCAGGCAGTTGTGCACACCCCGCCGATGTCAACCCCATCACCCCGGTTCATCGCCTACGAGCGGGTTTCCACCGCCAGGCAGGGGCAGTCCGGGCTCGGGCTCGCGGCGCAACGGAAGACGATCGAGGACTTCGCCGCATCGCGAGGGGCCGAGGTGCTCGCGCGGTTCACCGAGGTCGAGAGCGGACGCAATTCCGACCGGCCAGAACTCGGCAAGGCTCTACACCTGGCCAAGGTCACGGGTGCCACGCTGGTCATCGCCAAGCTCGACCGGCTCTCGCGCAATGCGGCCTTCCTGCTGGCGCTCAGGGACAGCGGCGTGCGCTTCGTCGCCGTCGACATGCCCGAGGCCAACGACCTCACTGTCGGCATCATGGCGCTGGTCGCCGAGGCCGAGCGCGAGGCGATCTCGCGGCGGACGAAGGAGGCCCTCGCGGTGGCGAAGGCCCGGGGCGTGAAGCTCGGCAACCCGAATGGCGCCGCAGCGCTCCGGCGGGCCGGAAAGGGCGGAGAATCCCTGCGCGCGGCCATCTCGGCCAATGCCGAAGCCTTCGCGGCAGACCTCGCACCCGTCCTCGCCGACATCCGCGCGACAGGTCACACCAGCCTGCGCGCCATCGCCGCCGAACTCGGCGCCCGCGGGATCCGGACAAGGCGCGGCGGCCGATGGCAGGTTTCGAACGTGAAGGCGATGCTTGCGAGACTTGGCACCCTGACGGACCACTAGGGCGCGGCCCTGGCGACGGGCGGTTCAGGCCGGAACCTGCCCGGCCTCAACGTCCGGTATCAGGTCGATCGCCAGGTTGATCGTCCGCGCGGCGAAGTCCCAGACCCGGGCATCGTCCGGGAGGACATCCTCGTCACCGAGGCAGAGGACACTCTCAAGGGCGCGGGCACAGTAATATCCGGCCTGGGCAACCTCGCCCAGTTCCCGATGCGCCGCCCTGAGGGCTGTCGTCGAGGCGTGGGCGCAAGTCCCGTAAGCCCCGCTTGCCGGCAGCGGTTGCATGACGCTGCAATCCCGGTACTGCCGGCCGATCATGTGTTGCGCCTCGGCCGGGTCGAGCGCCCCGCTTGCGACAGCGACGGCCATCTCCTCATATCCGGCATGGCGCAAGGCGCGTGGGGCGAGATGCTCGACCGCAAGCCGCGCGAAGAACGCCGCGCGCTGGTGTTCCGACGCGGTGACGGGGCGATCCGGTTGCAGGGCGCCGGTGTCCGCGGCCGGACGCCAGAGTTCGTAGCGATCGATCGGGTTGCCTGCGCGTTCGAGTTGTGCCTCGATCTCCAGCAGCAACGGCGGATTGCCCCCCCCGCACCAGAACATGCCGTGGGCGAACAGGCTGACAGTCGGGCTGTGGGTGAAGGGCTTGAGCAGCATCGGACCCTCCGGCAGGGCGCCGTAGACACCGGGACCGGCCCATGCCAGAACTCCCCCGGCAAGGCCCGAGGCGAGGAATCGCCGCCGATCCAGATCTGCTTCCGACATCGCATGGCCTCCCTGAAACGGCATTGGAAGTCTACCATTTCTGTGGCCGGCATGCACGGGAATATGCCGGTCGAATCCTTCAGGATGTCAACTCAACATGCTGATAATACTTAATTAAATATAATCGTGGAACGGTCATTCATTCGTGCCCCTCCGAGTGCTTGTTCAGGCCACCGTGCACTCCAAGGCCACGGTGACCTTCACCGGCAACAAGACCTTCTCGGGCACGCTGACGGCCTCCGGCACCATCACGGTCTCTGCCGCGACCGCA